TGGACCAGATTCACCCATCCCAGAGGACATATACATCTCGATGCCCTTCTTGAACTCGTCTTGACTGTAGCCGTTTTCGTGAGCGTGTTTAGACCACCAATTCAATAACTCGCTATCGACTGCCGTTTCTGGATCAACAGTGTCTGGGAGCTCGTAGTCGCCAGCAGTTTCTGGACGATCAGCGTATGCTTCTTGCTTTAATTCACCCAGAATAGCCTCACGCATATCAGAATCCTTGGCCCCTATCTTGGACTCAAGAGATTTGTATGCCTTAGCTAAGTCTTCCCCGCTGTTGTACTTCTCGGGAAGCCACTCAGGGCGTGTTGCTTCTGCATCTTCAGCCACCACGAAGTCGCGCTCTGCTTCTACTGGTGCTTCTGTTGCTGCTACTGGTTCTGATTCCATAAGTGATTCACTCATTTCTTACTCCTGTGTCCATGCGCGATACGCTGCTCGATAAGGCCAACGATATAACGCTGGCCCTCGATGTGTCGCAATTCTTCCGTGGTCACATTAGGCCCATTAACCATCTCGATAGTAATGGATCGCAGATAGCGAAGGACTTCTTTCCCAGTAGGGCTCTCGAATACCACCGATATGTTCTTGCTGATTTGTGAATCAAGCTCTGAACCACGCTGGTATCCGTCGATTCCTATATTAATCTTGCTACTCAACTGGAATCCCTTGCTGCTGTTGTTGCTGCGCCGCTTGCTGCGCTAATGCAGCTATTTGTTTACGCTGCTCTTTGTCTCGAATCAAGCGTTCTGGCACACCAAATTTCTTAGCAAGGTAAATTGCTGACTCTTCACCATCAATTAATAGCTGCAACATCTCTGGTCCGAACACGCCACCAACCATTTCAAGGAACCGAGCAACAGTCGTGATGTCCTGATTTGCTTGTGCTTGAGCTAGTGGAGAAGTTGCTCTGATCTTAACCTCACGGCCATTCACAGTAGGGAGCTCGATGCGTCCCTGCTTCTTCAAGATGTAGATCACGCGCTGGATAACAGGCTGCACGAGCTCAGACTGCAAACGTCCGAACGCTGCACCCATACGGCGAGACAAGTCAGCCATACGTTCTGCGACTTCTGTAGCAGAGGCTGGTGTTCTGTCTGGGTTTCCAAGCATGTCGTTATACAATGCGTTCTTAATATTAAGGCGCATATCGCTAAGAACTAGCTGTGCAACGTCGAACTTACCCGCAGATTGGATAGGCTGTAAGCCATTGCTGCCCATAGCCTTGGGAATGATAGACCCTGGAACAAGCTGAATTGTATCTGGGTTCACAACCCCGTCGTCGTCCATCTGATAGATGCCTGAGATAGCCATCTGTGCGTTCTCAAGGATTAATTCGATAGTCAGGTTCGTAGTTTTGATAGCAGACAGCGCGTTAATCAACGGGCCACGGCCATAAACTTCACCAGCGCACTTAGTCCAGCGGAAACAAACGTAAGGATTAGACCCAACGCCTTGCATTGCCTTCTTATGCAGCAAAGTTTTAGTGGTCATACAGATAGCGTAGTGCAAATACGCTTCTTGGTTCTTCAAAGAGTAGTCACGACAGACAACTTCAAGCACATCAGTAGTGTTATCACTGCCTGCGTGTTGCATTACCTGCGGATCAAACGTCGAATTAGGGTAAAGAAGCTCAAGGTGAGCGTACTTAACCTTGCTGCGAACACGATAAACGTGGTCGATGCGGTCATCTGGTCCAGTATCTAGCACGACATGCGGCAATGGAATCGCAGAGAAGATGATCGGGTTAAGAGCATCGCCTTCTTCAACCGCCAGAATACCAGTACCAACTGCTAGATCCATAAAGGACTCATGCACTTCTTGTCCGAAGTTTGAGTTCTGTATTACGTCGAACACGTACTCGGTGACTTGATCAAGATCATTGTCAACGCCATCGCGCTCTTCTGGAGGCACTTCACTGCCTGCAATCAGGTCAGCCCAACGCGCAAAGTTCGGAACAATGCCGTGCTGTAGTCGGCTTGCGAACTCTTGCACACCAACAACTGCTGTCTCGTCGAAGATTTTATCGTCTCTGCGTTGACCAGCGGTCTCTGCATAGAAGGATTCACGTTGAGGAAGAGCGTATTCGTAGCACTCTTCGAACAACGGCACCCAGTTCTCACGGAAAGACTTAGCTGTTCCGTAGCTCTGGATGTATTTCTTTGCGATTTGATCCATTATTTGAACCGTTGCAGGTAGCCAGCCGACCCTGATGAAGAGGAAAACAGCGAACGACGGCCCTTGCCGCCACGTTTACCTTGGCGTTGCACCCGTGCGCTAAGCGCATCTTCGATGTCTTCGCGTTTTACACCAGCTTTTTCTTCTGCTGCCTCTTGTTGAGCCGCATCAGCTTCAGCGCGTTGCTGTGCTGCTGCGTCTAACTCTGCTTGTGTCGGTCCAACAGGACCTTTACTACCACCACCACACATAAAATTCTCCTTTGTTTCGCTTTGATATGCACATTAGAGATATTTTCTCAATGCACAAACTAAAGCCTAGACCACAAGCTCGGCTTCTTTCTTTGCTTAGGTCCGCGTGTAAATACGTCGAAGTCGCGCTTAGCGATTGTCGGCTGCGCAGGTTTCTGGCTGTTCATCAGTGCTCTGCCCTCACCAGCACCCAAGAAAAGGTACTGCGCGGCATCGTGAACGTGGCTGAACATGTTCTTATCAGGCTTATCAGCGAATCTTTCGCCGCTGACTTCCATGCGCTTGTACGCATACCCGCCCTCGAAGCCTTTGATTAGCTGCATACACCGATTGTCGATCAACAACCCTGACTTACCCTCGACCATCTTAGTTAATTGCGAAGCAACCGCTTCTAATCGCAGGTCAACGGAGTTCGAAGGGGCAGGGAAAGCACGAAGACCAGCGCCACGAAGGATATGGAACGGAGTTGACTCGTCTGTTTGCGCTCGGAAGTCACCAGCGGGGTCTCCGATAATGATAGCTTCTGAAGCAGCAGCAAATCTTGTGGCTAATTCATTACGCATTACCTCTGCAAAGCGCACGATACCCATATCAATAGCTACGATCTCGGATTGTAAGAACCATCGGCCTCGAACCTTCTGCCCGAAGACAGCAGCGGGAGTTAATCCGAAATCGACACCGACGTACACAGGATGCCCAGCCGCAACTGGTATTTCTTCCTTAGCAACGTGAACTTCTGGAGCAAACATGGGGTAAACTGGCTTCCCTTCTTGGATATGACCAAGGCGATTCATCACATATACGTCTATCCACGACTTAGTTTTGCCTTGAATCAGGTTCGGATAGTAACCCTTCATCATATTTGCGCCGTTCTCAGCTAGTTTGTTTGGAACGTAGTCCTCGATGTCACCTTCTTCGCCTTTGACTTCAACCATGCCAGAGGGCTGGGTAAAGAAAGCCCAGTTGTCTGGTTTAACCAGCATCTTAGCTTGCTCACGTGGTATATGATCTGGGACTGGAACCTCACCAGACATAATCGGCCACCAGTGATCTTCCTCAGGCGCGTTGGTATCGGCAATAACGCCAGTCCAAGTAGGACCGCCATCACGCATAGAAGGGAAGCGACCAACACGCATCGTACAGGCGTCAATAATACTCTTAGGAATCTCCCGAGCTTCGTTAATCCAAATGCCAGTAAGTTCCAGAGAGAGTAATTTCTTAACATCTTCGGGTCTATCCAATGCAAGGAAGATAACCTCGAGCTCGAGATCAGCTTTTTTAATGTTATGAGTGTACGGAACAGACCAAGTGAACTTACCCCAGTCTGCTTCGGGGAACCAATCCAGCCAAGTCTTGATTGTCGTGGTTCTTAACTGCGGGTTCGTGTTCCGAATGATAGCCCATCGGCTGCGTCGAACGCCGTTCTTGTTCGGCTCTTGCTGTAAGGCACGACGAAACACTTCGATGCAAGACGCAACAGACTTACCAGACCCGACAGGGCCACGAATCCCACGAAAGAACGTCTCGTCCTTCATGAAATCTTTGAGCACCTGACCGTCGGGCTTGTATTTAAAGTCCGTCACTTATGCAGAATCCCCTGATCCATGCCGAGCTTAATCATACGGCCAGCAACCTCAGGGCCAATAGCCTCGATCATCTTGTCGGCCTCGTAATTGTTAACGAAGTCCTTCGGGTGATGCTTCATATGCACCACCTTTACGACTCGCCGTAATGTATCTCGCTCAGGCTGAGAAAGGGTGTTCATAAAGTTCATTTGCGAAGCATCTTTTTTTCTAACAAGCCTATGCGCTTTTTAAGAAGGTGACGCTTCTTGCTTACAACTGGATTCGTATCCTCTAGCTTCAGCAGGCTACGCGCTTTGCGCTTAATTCTCTGAAAGACATCATAGTCTTTAGGCGTACCTTTGAGGTCTTTCATCAACCGATCGTACTCTTGGTTGATGTTCTCTCTCTTTGTTGGTGCTTGTCCTTTAGGCATAACTTAGTCCCATGCTGTTGAGCCTTTCGGCTTGGGTGGCTGTTTCTTCTTTGGCTTGGGCTTAGAAGAAGATGCGGGTTTAGGTTTAGGCTTCGCTACCTCGTCAGTCCAGACTAACGGCATAGACGCTGCTGTGCGTGTTTTGCCGCTGAATGTTCTGCCAACGAGCTCATGCGTTCCACCGCTGTGCGGAGTTCCATCCTTAAAAAACCAAGGCATTAAGCGCTTCCTTTATTTCTTTTGGTAATTGCTCGAGCCTTAGCACGGGCATCTGCCTTACTACTGGCACCCCATGCGTTTAAACTCAATAATAATCTCGTGGGCTTACCCTTGCTGTCACGCTCAGGTCCGCTGTTGCCAGCCATACGAGCTAAGAAGGAAGCGCGGCGAGGGTTATCACCAGCCTTAACAGGTGCCTTCACCTTGAACTTAGCGCGACCAGCGTCGTTTAATCCACCCTTGGGGTTCTGATATTTCTTAGCAACCATGACTAACCCTTAAAGAACGGAGTGGTCAAAGCAAGCATAGTCCTACGAGCAAGGCCAGTACGACGCGGCTGAACACCACGAGCAACAGATGAGCTATTGCGACCTCGAGGACGTAGCTCCTGTAAGCTATCTTCGCCTAGAGCCGCAGTACGCGCTGCTCTCTGATCATCAATGCCACCAGAAGAGTTCGTTAAACTCGGAAGAGGCGTAGAACTACCTCCACCCGTCTCTTCATTCCCGTTATATACTGGGCTACTTCCGCACATGGTTCTCTCCTTTTAAAAAATTAAGAAGACGCAGAGGAATAACCTGTACTCATTAACTGCGCCTTAGCTGTAGACGTATCAGACTTAACCGACTTCTCAGGCTGTTTGGTGAATCGACTCATGCTGGTTCCTTCGAGCTTATAGGGAGAAAAATGATCGTGATAGACCACTAGCAACATAACTACTGCCAGTTTTTACCCCACCCCCCTATGTTAGGTCAATCGAGACTTTAATATCTCCCGCTACCTGCACCTGTGAGCGATCTATCGGCTTATAGCCAGCCCTGTCTAGCAAATCTTGCGATGCCTGCAGCTGTACGTACTCGGATTTAGCGCCTTGAGATAGCCTGCGAGTGGTGTTCAGAGCTGATATAGCACTCAATCCGAACTCCTCATGCATCCTTTGCATCATGTATTGCTGCACGTGTGGTAGCTTTAGACTTCTGTATGCGCTGACATATCCAGCCTTGCCAGCAGCGTACCCAGCTTTCTCTGCTGCTTGCGCTGGCTTCAAGCCATCCGATACCATTATATCAACCAATGCACTCTGCTTTGATGTTAACTTACGTAGTTCTATGCTCATTGTGTCTCCTAACGACCCCCCTCTCCCTCTCTCCCCCCACTCATAGCATCCTCTGTAGACCCCCTGTCAACGCACAAACTGTAATTCCTGTATGACGAATCAGCTACAATCACTCTACAATCTACTACAACGCTGCCAGCTTGAGTTCTCTGCGTGTTGATATGTGGCTCATAGCCTCGGTCTCCTGACAATCAGCCTATCCACTTGTCTCGCCCTGCATGACTGTCCTCAAAAACATTCGCAACAACTTCCCTTTCTCAGCTTATGGTTAGGAGTTTGTATGCACGTCCTTGCTGTACTGAAGTGCTGGCAGGCGCGGGAAGCTATTGCGAACGTCGAGCAGCAGCAAGCTGCTGTTTTGCGAAAAGTCTCTGGGTCTTCAACAAGAGGATCGGCCTCTTGTCCAGAAGGAGACCTAGACATGAACAACAACACATCAACTCTTATCGAACTCAAGCTAGCAGTGATTAAATATCATGAAGGTGATAACACTGATTACTTACATACAGGAATTGCACGAGATGCTTGTTACACGAGTTACAACAGCCTCAGCTATAAGAAGGGTCTGATGTCGAACGCGATCTCTGACTACGAAACAATGGTCCTAGAAGGACGCGACGCAGGTCAAATCAAAATCCTCAACATGATTGAGAAAATGGAAGTCGAACTCGGACACCTTGAAGAACGCCACGACGCAGACAAGTCAGTGTATCACATCATGACTGACGGCGAGGAATGGTCCCCGCAAGCGAAGAAGCGCTCAGTCGCTCTCAAGCCAGCGTTCAAAGCCAAGCAACTGGCTGCACTCAAGAAGCGGGTGGCGGCGTAAGCCCCACCCCACTTTCACTACCTCATACAAGGAACACTACATGAAACCTCTGAACATATTCCACACACCCCAAGACTGAGATGAAATCATGCGTTGGATTAATCGCCATGCTCCTGAGGACAGAGCACACATTACAACAGCAGCGGCAATGGCTTGGAATTTAGGCGCAAAGATTCACAACGAATCTCTTGATGAATGAAACGAATTGAACTACACCTTAACTGTAGCTGCACACTTGCAGTATGTATGTATATTTAATGAAAGGATAAAACCAATGTCGTACAACGGATACACCAACCATGAAACGTGGCTCGTCAATCTATGGATGGAGGAACCACTGCGTGAACTGATCCAATCAGATGAGATGATTAGCAATCGTAACATGTGTGATCTTGTTTACAATTACATAGATATGAATGTGGTGGATGTTTCACTGAGAGAAGATCTCATTAGATCGGCACTAGGTGTCGTCAACTGGCGTGAATTATATGACCTATACACAGAGGATAACCCAGAATGAACGTAAGTGCATCAATTCACCGAGTCACTAAGGTCACACAACAGCAGATTGTGTACCCAACCATGACCGTCACCAATCTCTTCATCAAGCAATCAAACGGAGAGACATTCACGCTAGCGTTATTCAATGAGGACAAGAACAAAACGAATTGGATCATACAACCTGACGGAGTAGGAGGTACAAAATGACTGCACCCCGCATGACACGAGCGCATTACAACTTCATCGCTGATGTAATAGCACCTCAAGTATCGTGGCCCACTAAGCTACGCGACATCGCAGATGAACTCGAGGCTACAAACCCAGCTTTCAACAGAGGTAAGTTCTTATCTCGGGCTACGAAAGCATGGGAAGCAGCACAAGGTGTAGATGAATTGAATGACGAGGTGCCATATGAGCGATTCCAATGAACACAAAGACTGCAACGAGTGCGGAGGCAAAGGCGAAGTCGAAGAAGACTATGTTGAACGCGCTAGCTTCGACAATGATTACGGATTTATCAGCACTGAGTGGGTTGAATGCCAAGAGTGCAACGGAACAGGAGAACAAGATGATTGATATACTAGAAGAAGCATCCGAAGTTATTAGCGGTGGAAGACAAGATGAATACGGATCACCAGAAGATTCGTTCAAGAAGATCGCTTCTTTGTGGAGCACACATCTCGAACAAAACATAACAGAGCAAGACGTAGCTCTCATGATGGTGCTACTTAAGGTGGCTCGAGTGCCTGATGGTAAGAAGGCTAGCCGAGATACGATGGTAGACATCGCAGGTTACGCAGCTATCGGTAGTACACTTAACTGGACTTGACCAACTAGCTGCAATCATGCAGTAAGTACAGATGAAATCATACCTGCAAACAATCAAAGACAAAGCGAAGGCGTATGATGTGCCTTTGCTTACAGCCTTTAAGTCGGCTGACATACCAACATCTACGTATTACCGCACGATCAATGCAAAGACGGAGCTCAGGTATGACACTGCAAGAAAGGTAATCAAGAACCTTGAAAAACTTCACGCACTTCAAGAAGCCCGTAAGCATACCGAGCAGTTACGAGATGCTGGTTCAAGAGTTGACATACGCAAGACAAGGGCAAGGTTTAAGCCAAGAAGCTCTGGCGCATAACATAGGATGTACGTCATCGCTCATCCACAAATGGGAAACGCACAAGCGCATCCCGTCAGGCTTCATGCTAATGTGTTGGTTGGATTCTCTTGAGTACGAAATCGAAATTAAAAAAAGGGTTAGTCCTTTGTGATTCTTGCGGAGATAACGTAACGAACTTCGTTGCTGTCTTAAAGAATGACCACGGACGCACGATGAATAAGCACTGGTTCATATGTATGAACTGTTATTATCGTGATGACTTCTGGCAAGCACGTATAGCTGAGAAGGTAATGCAATCGCAGCCGAACAAACCTAAACGCAAAGGCCCATCAACAAAGAACAGCGTGAGTAAGGACGCATGGGATACAAGCACAACCAAGAAATCAACATGGGATACTGACTGGTGAGATTAAAAACATCAGAGATCGCAGACAAACGTAAAGAATTACTCAAGCAACAGAAGCATATATGCCCACTTTGCAAGGGCAGCATGAAGGCAGGTCATAAGAACCCAGCCTTAGATCACGATCACACCACGGGATACATACGAGACGTGTTGTGCATGAACTGCAATGGCATGGAAGGTAAGGTCTTCAACCTAGCTCGACGTTGTGGTGCAGGCGAAGAGATAGAATGGATCACTAACTGGTTAACATACCAGTGGAGGCATGCTCACCCACAACACGGTGGCTTACTGCACCCGACACACAAGACAGACGATGAGAAAAGAATAGCTCGTAACAAACGAGCACGTAAAAAACGAACGGAGAAAAAACATGGACTCACAAAGCGCAAAGATTCTTAGCCACCTCGAGACTGGTAAAGAAATAAGCCCAATGGAAGCACTGAATATGTTCGGATGCTTCAGATTATCTGCTAGAATATATGACTTGAAGGAAGCTGGATGGCCAATCGTCTGCGACAGACGTGACATCGGTGACGGTAAACGTGTCGGATTCTATTCAATTAAATAAAAACTTCTGCGTAATAAACTAATTTTATAACCAAAGGAACACTCATGCTACGTAAAGATGGAGCACTAAAGACAGGCCAGTGGGAGGACGACGAGGTTCTTAATGCACTGATACTCAGAGATAAGAACTGGACGATGCGAGACATCGCTGTGTTCTTAGGGCGCAGCCGTAACTCAGTAATCGGTGCAGTAAATCGTGTCGTCACCGAGACAAACAAAAGCGAGGGACGAGCATGAGCGACAGAAGAATCAAGTCATTAGAAAACAATCTCAATGAAGCACGTAAGCTCATATCAGTCATGCAATCTAAGATCGCTAAGCAACGCGAAGCCCTTGATAACAAAGAGAAACGTATCAGTGCACTCCAAGCAGACAAGCAGTCAATGAAGAATCAAATAAATAATTATCGTGACAAGAAACTCAACGACTATGATCCAGAAAAAAACGGCGACAGCTATATATAACCGCCGCCAGTTGGGAGGAGGAGACCATGGACTTTGATCTCATAGCAGACATAGCTTTATCTAGGATAGACAAGCCGTATGCTAAGGCAACTCTGATAGAACTCGCTAAGTACAGCAACGGTCAAGGGGAATGTTACCCTTCACGAGATACGCTTGCGCTTGGCAGTCAAATACCACTGCGATCTATTGCTCGTTCACTGAAGTGGCTTGAAGTTAATGGTCACATCAAGATCAAGCAAAGAAAAGGTACATCTAATTTCTATGTTATCACATGTATGGAGGACGAAATGACAGACGATACCCGTGCCAAATTGGCACACGAAGTAGTTAGTAATATTACTATACTAGATATTAATAAAGTAAGTAGTATTTCACGTGCCAAATTGGCACACCCTCTCGATACAGAAATGTTCTGGGCTTTCTGGTCTACGTATCCACGCCGCATCGGCAAAGGCACAGCACGTACTGCCTTCGCTAAGGCTACTAAGTTCGAAGACCCGAACGTCATCATCCAAGCTGCACTAGATTACACCAAGCACTGCGAGGTCATGGGTACTGAACGCCAGTTCATCCCGCACCCTGCCACTTGGCTCAACCAAGAACGCTGGGAGGACGAGCTCGAAACGGAAATGCCACAGAAAAAAATAGGAGGATTCCTCGATGAACTATGACGAACGCATGGCCTACCTCAAGGACTGGTTCAAATCAGACATCATAACTCGCTTTGCTATGCCTCGTGACCTCGAGCCTAAGATGGTTGCGATGGATGTGATCGACACTATCAACGCCAACATACCTAGCGGAGTTAACGAGCAGCGCATGGCTTTGTTCACTGCTACGATTACCAAAGAAGCAACACGTAATGCACGTACCCGCGTCCTCCCCACTGCTAAAGAGTTCTTAGAAGCAACCAAGACTGCCACTCGCAGCGGCGTAGAGGCCCGTACAGCGCCATCAACGTATGCCAATGACCCATTCGCCCTGACTGCCAAGACTGTGCTCTCAGGCGGCGCTATTTCAGACACGTATTTATCAGGTCACTCACGAGACAAACTCATTAACGAGTACGGCATCACAGATGCTGACCTCGCACCATACGATAAGTATATTTCTACACGAAACGCTTGAACATACTGCGCATAAGCAGTACATATAAACAGTACAAAGAAAGGTAAGACATGAATAGATTAGGATTTATAGGCGGATCAGATTGCGTGAAGATCATGCAGGGGGAATGGTTAAAGCTCTGGCAGATCAAGACAGGGCTCATCGAAGGCGATGACCTCAGCCGCAACATAGCAGTGCAACTCGGCATACACACTGAAGACTTCAACATCAACTGGTTCGAGACTGAGTACGGATGCACGGTCAAGAACCAGCAAGCTGAGTACACTCAAGACATCAGCGGTGTACCAGCTAAGGGTACAGTCGATGGCATGTTCGGCAACGCTATCGTTGAGGCCAAGCACACGAACTCATTCAACACTATGGATAAGGCGCTCGAGTTCTACATGCCACAGATGCAGATGTACGCGCACCTCGCTGACGCAGAGGGCATCTACATGTCAGTCATATTCGGTAACAGCAAATGGGAGAGCACGTATGTCTCACGTAACCAAGAGTATTTCAATTCTATGTGGGCAGTGGTGTCGGACTTCTGGGGCTACGTTCTACGGGATGAAGAGCCAGTTGGTATCGACGTACCTGACATCAGCATCGACAAGATTGAGGTGGACAAGATGGTCAAGCGAGACGCCTCAAGAGACAACGCCTTCATCGCAGCAGCGCATGACTACATCGAACACGAACCAGCGGCCAAATCATTTGAGGCTGCTAAGAAATCCTTGAAGGAAATGGTCGGGCAGAATGAGCGCGAAGTTTATAGCAACAGCATCACCCTCAAGCGAGACAAGCGTGGGTCACTACGCATAACAGTAAGAAGTTAAGGAGATAAACATGAGCGACACAGCAATCAAAGCACTGATCAAAGCACAGCAATCTATGGAGTCAGTCAAGAAAGACAGCTTGAACCCGCACTTCAAGAACCGTTACGCCTCACTCGAAGCAGTGATCGACGCAACGTCTAAGGTATTCCAAGAGCACGGCTTCGCAGTAATGCAACCTTGCGGACGCGAC